CTATTGGAAGCAGTTCCAACAGCAAGAACAGTGCCGCAGATATTTTTAGATGGTAAATTGATCGGCGGCTTTACAGAACTTAAAAAGTATTTTGAAGAGGAAAGAAATGTTAATTGATAAAGGTGTATCAGTAGGTGAAGTTGTCACACTTAAACTAACTAGCGGCGAAGAGATAGTTGCGAAATTAGCTGAAGAAACTGCAACATATTATAAATTAAATAGACCAATGGTTATCGGCATGGGACAAAAAGGTCCGGGGCTAATGCCGTATCTGTTTACAGTGAGCCCAGAAAAAGATATTAAACTGTCAAAGACAACGGTGACTGTATGCGAAGCTACTGATAAAGGGTTTGCTGATCAATTTATTCAGTCAACTACAGGTATAGCATTGGCCTAACATGACTAAGCCGATACAACGCATTGGCGATGCAAATAATAGAGGAGGTAACATCTCAAATGCAGATGGAAACTCTACAGTGTTTGCCAACGGTAGATTAGCCAGCGTTGATACAAGTTTAGTTAGATATCCCAGATCTACAACTACAACATCGTCCGGTAGCGGCACAGTCTCGGCGCACGGAAAGCCTATCAACTATACAGATAATCCGGATTCGGACGGTGCTGTTCGTATCGGTGGAAGCGGAGATGTGTTTGTTGGCGACGATATTGACCAAGATATCCCGAGTATTAGATTAGTAGTTGAGGCCGACGAAGAAGACGTTCACGATCCAGGTTCGGGCGCCACTGCTTTCGCATCTGTTCCTAGATCCGATAGAGAAAAGGCAGTTCCGGATCCAGCACCAACAGGTAATAAAAATACAGAACCTAGCAAATTCACCGGAACTCCAACAGCGGATTGTGGCGGTGTTGAAGCAGAAGTAACTGCGGCAGCTACGTTAGATAAAATAGAAAAAATACAATTAAGTCCACGATTTACTGTAGGTAAACTAACACGAAAACCGAATGTGGCTTTTGATAATCCTTTAGAACCGCCGGGTGGTAGTTTATCTAGAGAAGAGATAGTTTGTAATTTAAAATTACTATGCATCAACTGCCTAGAACCAATATATAACAAATATTCGAACGCATTTATCACTAATACCTGGAGGAAACCCAGCGGCAATCCAAACAGTCAACATCCAAAAGGCATGGCCGCAGACATACAGTTCAGAGGTGTTACGAAATCAGAATATTTTAAGATAGCACAGGTAATCAAAGATTTAGTTCCTTACGATCAATTATTATTAGAATATAAGACCACAGGAACTGGCTTACCGTGGATACATATTAGTTTTAACAAAGCAGGAAATAGGAAACAGGTTCTTACTTTCCTCAACGATAAGACCTATGCTCAAGGACTTGTTGATTTAGCGGACAAATAACATGAAAAAATTATTTTGGAACATTTTAGGATTTTTAAGTTTAGGCATGGCCTACATCGGAGTAGTAACTCCAGGCATACCATACAGCCCGTTTGTGGTGTTTGCTGCATACTGTTTCTCAAAAGGCAGCGAACGTATGCATCGCTGGATTTACAATCATAAGATCTTCGGACCATTCCTAACCAACTGGAATGAAAAGCGTGTGTTCCCACAAAAGATGCGCTATCTGATGTTTTTTATGATGAGTCTAAGTCTTGTGTTAATGTATACTGGAGGAGTTAAACCAATTGGAATTATCTCAACTGCTATCTTTATGGCCCTTGTGGCTGTTTGGGCTTGCCGTTATCCTAACAGCGTTGAAGAACATGATCGTAGAAAAACAGAAGGTAAAAAAATCGGATGGCTAAAATAACCCTAGACGAGTTAATGGACATTGCATTCGCCCACGAAGAGGGCGACCCTATCGATTGGGGTGTGTTCAAAGAAGGACAAGAGCAAGCAATGAAAATGATCGGAACCAGTATATTAGAACAATTTGACAAAGAAGTAATCGGTGACGGTGATCGTCTAATACTATTGGCTGTGATTACCAAATTAATAACTGAAAACATGATTTTGCATTCTAAACTATTGACAGCTACAAAAAAAGATGTTTAAATACGTTTAATGCGCTCGGTTACTGGCGGTCGGTTAGGAGACTCTAAATCTCTGGTTGGCGGGTTCGATTCCCGTCGAGCGCACCAAAGGATTTACATGCAGTTTGAAACCAAAGAAGAAGCAGAAGCATTTGTTCTTAAGATCATGGGACCTCCTAGACGCAGGCTAGAAGGCGCTGAACACGATCAAGTTTGGTTAATGCTGCAAATGACAGAACCGGTTAGAGAGACTAACAATCAACATAGCTGGTGTGCTGAATATAATGTTGGCGGAATAATGTATGATGTGCATTATTTCCCAAACGAAGATCCGTTTATAGAACAGTATCTATAAATAGATGCGTGGGAAGGTCCCACACCCAACACTCTTTAAATGATAGGTCTTTAGAGTGTAGACCGTAAAAGGAGAAAACATGATGTATCAATCAAAGCTCGCCGCGGCAATCAAAGTCAACGGCAAAGTCCTAAGAGAGTTCAAGGACACAGTTCACATACCATTCGGCAGTGAATATACAATCTTACTAAAAAATCTCAACACACAACGAGCAGTAGTCAATGTATTCATTGACGGTGATGATATGGTTCCGGGAGGAATCGTTCTCAACGCCGGACAAGAAATTGATCTAGAACGTTCTGTAAAGAACGGTAATCTCACAGAAGGCAACAGGTTTAAGTTCATCGAACGCACAGGTGCAGTAGAAAAACACCGTGGCATTAAACTAGAAGATGGATTAGTTCGTATTGAATTCCAATTTGAACAACCTCGTCCGATCTACAATACACCCTGGATCTCAGCCAGCGGATCTACCATTTATCCACAAGGCGGAATACTACGAAACTCTACAGCAGATTGGGCAGCACCAGCTGGATCAGTAACTTGCTCTGCGGTCAACTATGCCGCTACCAACGATGTAGGTATCACTGTTCCTGGTTCGAAGAGCACACAGAGTTTCCAAACTACTCATGTTGGTCTTTTGGAATCTACTAAACATAGCATGGTGTTCAAACTGTTTGGTGGCACTATGCCTGAACCAATCACAGTCAAGCATAAACCAAAGTGCGTGACCTGCGGCAAGCAGAATAAAGCTACTAGCAAGTTTTGCCAAGAGTGTGGAACTGCTCTTGAAATATTCGCATAAAGATTGTATAGTGTAAATAAGTTTGCCGGACCTGTAACCATATTCCGGCTCCGCTGACGCGAAAACAGGATGGGCTGCGCTCACGGGGTTTGATAGTTTCCTGACACAAAAAAACTATCATTTTTAAAGGAAAATAAAATGCAATAGATTGAATATGCTTGTAAGGATGTAGTGTTCCATTTTAACAAAAAACACTTAGAGGACCAATCAATACCTATGTGGGTCCTAAAAACACATGGGGAATCATTTTACGTTCATCACGTTACCTGCGAGATACCTTGGACTACCAAGGAAACACCAGACAACTCGCACACCAAAGGTAGCATCAAGATCAAAGACTGTTTGCTGACTATCGACGGCGACAACTCTGCTACTATTTCTACTCTCACTATATTTGATAAGATCCGGTTACGGAACCAGAAGCTTGGTATCACCCGAATTATATTTGGTTGGGGATCCACCATGCACAAGGCCTTGGCGGGAAACGAGTTTAAGCATTCGCCATTCAAGAATGTAGAAGGTTCGTGTGGCAGCAGTTACATTATTTGCGATCTGCTGAAAAAAGAAGAAGCCACTTTGGCAGCATTGAAGTATCCAAACAGTTGGCGCATACTCAAACCAAACGAAGCCTATTATCAGAAATATGATCAGAAAGGCACAATTTGGGAAGAAGATGAACTTGACTTAGAAGAAGAATAAATATATAATGTAAGTTATTGCTGTATGAAGCGGAAGGAAAAGTGTTCTGGACGTGGGTTCGAGGCCCACCACCTCCACCTAAGTGTATAAGGTATATTTAGGTGGGGGTGAATTCTGGTTTCGACAGGGCAAAGAGTAGAGAAGTGGACAGCACGGTAAGGCAGAAACCGTAGGGTTGGGGTTTCCCGGCCGTAGACGCAAAAAAAGTAATCGCAAACGACGATTCATTTGACTTCGCAGCACTAAGCTTCACAGGTAACACTGTAGGCGGTCGTGTTGCACTAGCAGCCTAAGAAACTGCAAGTCTGGGGTAGCTATACCTTATAACCCAAAATAGTAAAGGCTACTTCGGTAGCCTTTTTTATTGCACTCGCACAACAAAGACTATATACTTGCTAATGATCAGTGATTTCACTAATCATTTGTCGTGATGTTATCAAATTAATACAGACAGTAAGACACACGATCTCACATAAGGAAATTAAAGATGAAGAAAATTGCATTAGCAACAGTATTGGTTTTGGCCGCTTCGGTAGCCTCAGCCGCAGAAATGGGTCTAGAGTATAAGGACTATAACGGAGTAAATGGTGGCGACAATGCCAATGGTTACAGTTTAACTGTAGCAGGCAATGTAGCACCTGGCATCAAGTTAGATGCTAAATTCCAAAATAAACAAGTCGATGGAACTAACACCTTGTCAACTCGTTTAGAAACAGGTGTAACTGGTTCTGCTACTATTTCTGGTCCTGTATCAGCATATGTTCGTGGTGCAGTCGGCGAGAAGTTCACTAATACCACAGACTTTTCATACTACTCAATCGAACCGGGTGTAGCGGTCAAACAAGGTCCAGTTGGTGTTAGCCTAGGTTGGAGATATCGTGATGCATTCAACGATGCTAACGGTGACCAGACCAGAACATGGCGGGCTAAACTAGGTTACGATCTAACCAAAGTAGACAATGTCTATGTAGGTTACGACCGTCAACGAGGTGACAGCGACTATAACGCTTGGCGCATTGGCTACGTAAGAAGTTTCTAATCCAATTAGATTCCACCAAAGGCCCCTAAGGGGCCTTTTTATTTTCCAAAACGTTATTGATTTTTTCTATTAGCGTTATTAAAAAATATTTAGGAAAAACCTATTGATTTTACGTTTTAATAGGATATATAATACACACATAGAACAGAAGTTCTTAAAAGTTTTCAAACACACACAAGGAGATTGAAATGAAAACAGTTGGTAATAAACTAGAAAAATTTGCCGTAACAGGAGTTAATCCAGGTAAGGATGATTTTTTCACAATTACAGACGAATCATTTGCTGGCAAGTGGAAAGTAATCGTTTACTATCCAAAGGACTTTACATTCGTATGTCCAACTGAAATCGTTGCATATGATAAACTATTCCAAGACTTTGCTGACCGTGATGCTGTATTGTTGACTGGTTCAACAGACAACGAGTTCTGCAAACTTGCATGGCAAGCTGCACACGAGGATCTAAAGAAGATCAAGCATATTCAATTCGCTGACACACAGCGTGGTGAACTAAGTCTTATTGAGCAACTAGGTGTATTCTATGCTCCAGCCGGTGCTGCACTTCGCGCCACATTCATCGTTGACCCGGACAACGTTATCCAACACGTTACTGTCAACAACTTGAACGTTGGTCGTAGCCCAGAAGAAACTCTACGTATTCTTGATGCGCTACAAACTGGCGAACTTTGTGCATGTAACCGCACAGTCGGCGGCGAAACACTGTAATGTATTATCACGCACACGTCTACTGGAAAACACAAGAACAGCGTTTGATTGCTCTTGTGCTTAGAGACATGCTTTCTAAGTTAGACTGTTCGTTAGGCAGGGTTTGGGATGAGCCCATTGGCCCCCATCCTCTGCCAATGTATCAAGTTAACTTTAATAGTAAAAATTATAAAGAGGTTGTTTCGTTACTTAAAGATAAGAATATTAGCATTCTTATTCATGAAGACACAGGAGACGACCTGCGTGACCATACAGAAGGTGCTCGTTGGATAGGTCAAGAACTCAAACTTGACCTTGAATGGTTAGAAAAATACACAAGGAGTAAAAAATGAAACCAGTATTGATACAAAACTTAATCAAACACAACAAGGGAAAGTATAAGGCAACTCCTATTACTGAAGAAGACCGTAAACAGCATGATCGTGCTATGGGAAAGTTTATCTTTTGGTTTGTGGCATTTTTGTTTATTACGGGTCTCGTAATTGCCTAAGGAGACAAACATGACAGCATGGGTAGATACAATTAAAGAAGCATTACCTGAGTATGCTAAAGACACTAAACTGAATCTCGATTCAGTCGTGAAGCGTTCAACCCTACCGCAGGAAGTAGCAGAAGGTTGTGCCGTGGCAGCAGCAATGGCTACAGGCAACGGAAAATTGGTTAGCTTTATTCAAAGCGGTATGGAAAATACTATAGAGAGAGATGCTGCCTTAACAGCCGCAAGTCTAATGGGTATGAACAATGTTTGGTATCCGTATGTAGAAATGGTAGACGATCCAGCACTTAAGGGATTGCCACCTCAGCTACGTATGAATGCTATCAGCACACACGGGGGCACGACACAGGACCGTTTTGAAGCTTATGCTTTATCGGCCAGTATCGTAGGCAAATGCCATTTCTGTGTGGCAGCACATTATGATACTTTAAAGAAGGCAGGTTACACCGTAGAACAATTACGTGATATTGGACGTATAGCGGCAGTTATCACTAGTGTGGCAAAGGTGTTAAACAGTTAATAAATATTAGTCAAGGAGGGGCAAGACTATGAAACAGAAAAAGCTCATAGCGGAACTGTATAAGGCTTGCTTCGACCACGACGCCAAGAAGATGGCCGAACTCAAACAAATTGAGTTCCAGAAAATCTTGAAACGCAAGGCCGAAGGTAAGCATTTTACACACCGATGGACCGTGGTTCAGATTTAATTACTTGTAACTGATCTGTAATATTACACACAGTAAAGAGCGGTAAATATTAGCACTATGCTAAAAACTTACCGCTCTATTTTTATCTCAGATATACATTTGGGAACCCGAGATTGTAAAGCAGAACAACTAAACAACTTTTTAAAGCACAATACTTGCGAAACACTTTATCTAGTTGGCGACATTATCGATGCATGGCGCATACAACAAAATAAATGGCGATGGAAACAAAGCCACACGAATGTCGTTAGAAGAATCATGGGACACGCCAAACGCGGCACTCGAGTCGTATATATAGCAGGTAATCATGACGAATTCTTAAGACCATTGATGCCTTATGGTATCGGTTTTGGTAACATAGAAGTTGTTAATCAAATAGAACATATCGGTGTAGACACTAAACACTACCTTGTGGTTCACGGAGATCTATTCGATGGTATTACTAGACTAGCACCTTGGTTGAGTTTCTTAGGAGACAAAGCCTACGATTTTGTTCTAATGTTAAACAACAAGTTTAATTGGATTCGACATCGTATGGGTTTTGGCTATTGGAGTTTATCTAAATATCTCAAGAGTCGTGTTAAGAAAGCCGTAGATTTTATATTCCAGTTTGAAAAGAATCTAGTAGCCTACTGTCGAAAGCGTGGGTTTGATGGTGTCATCTGCGGACATATACATCATGCAGAGATCAAAGAGATAGACGGTATGATTTACATGAATGACGGCGATTGGGTAGAATCAATGACGGCTCTGGTAGAACATCATGACGGTCATTGGGAAATCATAACTTGGACCAAGGAGCGGGATGATGTGGTTAATGATATTAATAGCAGTTCACATAAACAATCCTCAAGACGTGCCAGGAAGGATAACTCTACAGTTTCAAACACAGCAACACTGTGAACAGGTTTTATCAACAATGTCTTATTGGTTAAAGTTTGAAAGTTTTAAGGTAGAGGGAAGATGTCAGAAAATAAATTAAGTGATTTGATTACTATTGTAATACCTTGCAAAAACGAAGAAAATTATATTTTTAGTCTTTTAGAACACTTGCTATGGCAAAATGTTGGAGATACTAAAATCTATATCGCAGATGCATCCACAGATAAAACAAGAGATGTAATAGCAAAATACTTTGATAGATTAAATATTGAAATCATAGATGGTGGACCTGTCGCTGTTGCAAGAAACAACGGAGCCAGATTAGTCAATACCCCTTATATTTTATTTGTAGATAGCGATGTTAGATTTTTTTCTCCTTATACAATAAAAGACTGCGTTGAAACTATTCATTCAAATAACTTAGACTTAGTGTCTGTAAATGCAAAATGCTATGTCCGTGATATTCGAGCACAGATCGGATTCTCAATTTTTAATTTTATCAATAATATATTGAAACATTGGTCTCCGTTCGCAGTCGGGGCCTTTATGTTGACTCGAACAGACAAGTTTAGGGAATATGGCGGATTCGAAGAACATTATGTAGCCAGCGAGGACTTTTTCCTTTCAAAAAAATATTCTCCAGAAAAGTTTAAAATAGTGAATCATTATTTTGGACAAGATAATAGGAGATTTAAAAAAATGGGTTATTTTGGTATGGCATGGTTTTTATTGAAAAACTTCTATAATAGAAATAATAAAGCATATTGGAATACCGTTGATCATTCTCGTTATTGGTGATCATAAAATACACTATGATCATTTAATGATTATCAGTATGGTTTTCATGGTGTTTTTGTCATATAATACAGATACATACTAATGCAACGGTATGATATTTTATTTGTTAACAAGGAGAAACACTATGTGGACCAAACCAGAAGCAGTTGAAATGCGTTACGGTTTTGAAGTTACTATGTATATCATGAATCGATAATACATACAGTTACTCCAAACAAAGGCCCACTTCGGTGGGCTTTTTCTTGACTTCTGTGTTAAGTATGTTACAATTAGAGAAAGGTATCTTATGTTAGAATGTTTAATTTTAGGTGATAGTATCGCAGTTGGAACAGCTAACGTTCGCAAAGAATGCGTGAGTTATAGTGTTGGCGGAATCAATACTAACGGATGGAATAAAAAATTTTCCGATAAAGAATTATTGGCCGGAACAGTTATTATTAGTTTGGGCACTAACGATCATAGCGGAGTCCATACTTTTAAAGAATTGAGTGCAATGAGATCTCGTGTAACGGCATCTCGTGTATATTGGATTCTTCCTCCCTGCAATGACAAATTCTGTAAGCCTCATGTAAATGACGTTGTAGAAATTATTGCTCGCAGTCGCGGTGATATCGTTATCAAAACGGATCGACTACAAAAAGATGCTATTCATCCTAGCTGGGCAGGCTATAAAGAACTAGCGGAGAAAACACGTTGAACATTTTAGTAACAGGTGGCCTAGGACTTATCGGCCATAATGTCGTTAGAAAATTAGAAGAACAAGGGCATACTGTGGTTGTCTATGATAACATGACCAACTATGGTATTATTCCTCAAGAAGAAATCAATCATCTAATTCAAGAACGCAGGAAGTTTATCAAGCATTCTGAAATACACGAAATGGACATCCTGCAAGTGAGCATGTTTGATTGGTTGCTGCCCAAACACAACATCGAAGCAATCATACATCTTGCTTCATTTCCTCGGCAGAAAGTTGTTAATGCCAATCCCTGTTGGGGCAGCACAGTTATGAGCACTGGACTATTGGCCTTACTTGAAAAGGCTGTCCAGCACGGTGTTCGTAGATTTACCTATGCCAGCTCTAGTATGGTGTATGGCGACTTTCAAGATTTCGTCACAGAAGATGCTATTTGTCGTCCTCAAGGACAATACGGTATTCTTAAACTAGCAGGCGAATGGCTAGTCAAAGACTACACTCGTAAGCATGGTATCGAACATACTATCCTAAGACCAAGTGCCGTGTATGGCCCACTTGATGTAGAAGATCGTGTCATCTCAAAGTTCTTGCTCACTGCCATGCGAGGAGAAACACTTAAGGTAAACGGTCCTAACGAAACTCTAGATTTTACCTATGTAGATGATGCCGCCAATGGATTTGTTGCTGCCACTCTTTCAGACAAAGCAGCCAACGGCACATACAATATCACCAAAAGTCATAGTAAAACACTTCTAAGTGCCGCCGAACTTGCAGTAAAATTGGCAGGTCGTGGCAGCATCGAAGTTCGAGATAAAGATGCAGATTTTCCTAGTCGCGGAGCATTAGATATTACCCGAGCCCGAAATGACTTTGGATTTGATCCAAAAGTAGATGTAGATGAAGGATTCCAAATTTACTACGATTGGCTCAAAAATGATCCTTATTTTGGTGTTGACAAACGCTGACAAAGAAGTTATACTATCCTTACAGTAAATTTTTAGGAGAATACTTTGAGTATGCATTTGGAAGGTCCGTGGTTGTCAACTACAGGCAAGAAAAAAGGCAAACAAAAGTTTCGCAATGCCGATCAGGCAAGAAAGGCTAGACAATTGGACGAAAGTTGGAAAGACCTGCTCAAACGTCATGGTATTGAGCAAGAAGAAAAAAGACGCAAACGTGCATTGTCGTCTGGGACTTATGTGCCAAAATCAGAACCATTTCGTAGAGAAACTCCTCACATTCCTAGTTTGGATCCTACTAATATGGCTCCTTGTCTCAAAGCACCAGACAAAGTTTATACGGGCACCTTGATTAAAGGTATTGGCACCATGCACAAGAGCAATGCCGTTCCTATCTTTTCGGACGAAGAAGCAGTTGAAATTGCCAAAATGCGTCGATAATCATCGGTTTTCGTGCTATAATATGAAAGATGAGCTATATAAATTTACGTTTCGCAAAGAAACTAAGATAGTAGGTCCAAAGTATGTCAAAAGCAGAAAAGGATCCGCGAGTCTTGGCCTATGAGAAACCCGTGAGATTCGGGCGGTCAAGTTCGCCAAAGGCACATGAGTTATGAGATCATGCGTCCAATGGAGACAACTACACGAACCCAGGGTTCTTTCAAGAGCCTCGTGAAGTTACTCCCCTAATGTAATGTTGTAGCAATACAACACCAAGTGAAAGGAGGACTTATGGAAAAGTCAATTCGTTTTGTATCCTATTTTTTAGGATTTTTAGCAGTAGCCTTTTTGGTTCAATATCTAACCACAACCAAATTTGCTACATTGAAAGAAAAGAACGGCTATTACAGCCAGGATGTTGTTTCGATTAAAACTCGAGAGCAACAATTAGATTGTTTAGCATTAAACATCTATCGCGAAGCAGGCTATGAGCCTTTTGAAGGAAAGGTAGCTGTCGCTCAAGTCACCCTAAATCGAGTTCAAGCTGGTAAGTTTGGTAAAGATGTCTGTGGTGTCGTATACCAAAAAAATGTCATTATGGAAAAGGTTGTATGTCAATTCTCATGGGCTTGCGACCATTCTGCAAAGACAAGACCAGTAAACAAGGAGGCTTACAATGAAAGCTACGAAGTCGCAAAAAAAGTTCTTTTGGAAGGATTTAGATTATCTGTTCTCAAAGATGCTCTGTATTATCATGCCACCTATGTCAACCCAAGATGGCCGTTGGAAAAGATTGGGCAAATAGGTCAACACATTTTTTATAAAGGAAAGGAAACCAAAATATGATCGACAACATCAACAAACTCAAAGAGTTCGTTCAAACCAAAATTTCTGTAATCTCTTCTGAAACATTTGGTTGGTTGGCAGCGATTGTATTACACGCTTCTACCGTTCCAAGCCTACTAGCAGTAATGGCTGGACTCACAGACAGACTGCCAGGCGTAGACCTAGTTCTACTAGTTTGGACAGGCCTTACACTATTGTTTATCAAAGCAGCTATCCAAAAAGATATGCTCAATATTGTTACTATCGGAGTTGGCTTTATTATTCAAGCAACAATGATGGC